ATGTTGACAATGGCGACAGTGACCGATGAAATTTGCACGGTACTGCGTAAAGAATGGCCGGGTTGGAAGATCTACCGGCAGACCTGCTCCGAGGATTTTGAACGCCCGACCTTATTGGTCGAGATAAAAAAACAGGAGCGGCGGATCATGAACAAGGCGCTGTATGAAGAAACGGCGCTGATAACGGTGACCTGCTTTGGAGAAACGGACAGCGGCGGGATGATCGACGCCGATGCGCTGGCGAAGGCGGCCGAGGATTTGCACAGAACCTTTTCGGCGGGGTATCTACATGTAGGGTGTCGCGCAGCGCGGTTTTCTCCACGAGAAACAACCTTTGAAGCAGACTGCTGCAAAACGGTATTCTATTGCGGATTTGTTGAGTCCAACGCTGGAGAGTTGCTCCCGCCGCCGATGCGGGTGCTTAACAGCCGGACGAAAGCTTAGAGTAAGAATGAAAACGCCGTCCTTTAATGGACGGCGTGAAAGTTGATGCGGGCGCGCACGTCTGTCGGTTTACTGATGCGCGCTGCGGTGCCGGCAAAGAATCTCAGGATTAAACGGTGCGATGCGCCGTTTTTTATATAAAAAACCAAAACAAGCGTCCCCGAAAGGGGCAAAGGAGGAAATTTTAAAAATGGGACTTCCAAACATCAGCATCAACTTTAAGAGCATGGCTGCGGCGGCGATCGCGCGCAGTCAGAAGGGCGTCGTGGGCCTGATTCTCAAGGATGCCAACACCGAGGCGCAGAACAGCGGCTACGTCATTCGGTCGACGGCCGATAGTCCGGCTGCGCTCGACGCGGGTAATCGGGCGTATATCGAGCGGGCGCTCGTCGGCTACATCAACCCGCCGAGGGCGATTCGGGCGTTCGTGCTGCCGGATGACGCGACGGATTTGACCGCCGGGCTTGCTTACTTCGCCACTGTCGAGGTCGACTATCTCTGCGGCCCGCCCGACTGCACGAGCGCCGAGGCCGCGGCCATCGCGGCGTGGGTGAAGAGCCGACGCGCGGCGCATTCGATTGTCAAGGCGGTGCTGCTTTACACCCAGTCGGACGACGCGAGCGCCGCGCTGTACGGCGTGCTGCAAACGGCGATTAAGCAAGCTGATGGCCAGAGTGCCGCCGCCACGGTAACCGAGCTGTTCAAAAAATCCGCGCCCGAGCAGAAAATCACGGTGAATAATCTCGGGGATATTTCCTGCGTGACCGGCGGCGCGGTGCTGCTGCACGAGCCTTACACCAATCTTTATGGCAAATTCTATATCGACAGCGATTTGCACCAGTGGAAAAACGGCGTCTACACGAACAAATTGACGCTGAATCTGACCGCCGTCATGGACGAAAAGAGCGCCGGGCAGGAGCTTGAGGCGGCAAAGGCTGCTGTTGCAGGCGTAGGCGAACATACAACATCGGACAAGAAGTATCCGAAAACAGGAGGAGGAGAGGAATAATGCAGGATAATCCTTATATGGCGATGCTGGACGGCATCAAACAGCGGGCGCAGTCCCGAACCTTTTCGCCGGTGCGCACCGGCGTGATGGTCGGAGTTTCGCCGTTGGCGGTCAATACTGGGGGCATCATGCTTTCGGGCACGGATTTGTTAGTTAACTTCAATTTGCTGCCGCGCATCCGGCAGCTGCGGCTCACCGAGGCGGACGGCGTGATAGACGGTGACGCCTCGGGTGCGGCAAACGGCACTTTAATCATTGCGCTGGAGGAGACGGACATTCTCTGCACGGCCGTCGAACAGAACGGTTCCCTGTCGGTCGGCGATCGCGTGGTGCTGCTGACCGAGGACAACAACCTCTTTGTGATCGCGTGTAAGGTGGTGGGGGCATGAGCCTGTTTCCTCTGATCCAGCCGCAGGTTGAGGCGCAGGCCGACACGCTACCGGTCTGGCGCGGGGGCAGTCCGCACATTGTCATGGGTGCCGACGCGGTGCTATCGTGGATTTATCGCGCCTTGCAGGTGGTGCGGTATCGCCATGAGATTTACACTTGGAGTTATGGCAACGAGTGCGAGACGCTTATCGGCACTGCCTACACCGACGACTTAAAGCAGGCCGAGGCTGCGCGGTATGTCTGCGAGTGCCTGCTGGTGAATCCGTATATTGAGGCGGTCAGCGATGTGGTGGTGTCCTTTAACGGTGAAGTGCTGGTCATATCCTGCACCGCTATGACTGTTTATGGGGAGGTATCGGTCAATGTTTGAGAACATCACACCCGAGAGCTTAAAGCAGCGGGTTTTTGACGCGCTGCAATCCGGCATCGACACCCGCGAGGGCAGCTACACGCACGATCTCATCGCGCCCGCCATGCTGGAGGTCTGGAAAATCTATCAAACGCTGAATGGACTGATTCCAATCATGTACCCCGACGAGACGAGCGGCGCGTACATCGATAAGAAGTGCGCCTATTACGGGATTGACCGCAAGGTGGGCACAAAGGCTGTTGTACTGCTGATGATAACCGGCGCTGCCGGGACAACCGTGCCAAAGGGTACGGTTTTTTTAACGGCTGAAAATCTGCGTTTATCACCGATGCCACCGTAACGCTTTCGGCAAACGGTGGACGGGTGACGGCAACCGCCGCAGAATCGGGCAGCGCATACAATGTGGGCGCGGGAGAAATTATCCGGCAGCTGTCCTCCATCTCTGGTGTTACCGCCGTAACCAATGAAGATGCGTCGCAGGGCGGCAGCGACCCTGAAACCGACGCGGCGCTGCTGGCGCGGTTGTACGCGCGGCTGCGGCAGCCCGCAACATCGGGCAACGCCGACCACTATCAGCAATGGGCGCTATCGGTGCCGGGCGTGGGTGCGGCAAAGGTGCTGCCTCTGACTAACGGCCCGGGTACTGTCAAGGTGCTGATTGCTTCTGCGGGGATGGGTCCGGTGGACGCCGCCATCGTGCGGGCCTGCGCCGACTATATCGAGACGGTGCGACCGATTGGCGCTGCGGTGACGGTGGAGACCGTAGAAGGGCTGGATATCAGCGTGTCTGCCACGGTTACAATCGACACCGGCACAACGACGGCAACGGTACGAACAGCGTTCACGGTAGCGCTGCAAAGTTATTTGCAGTCGATTTCTTTCAGCCAGTATATCGTGCCGTACAGCCGCATCGGATATTTGCTGGCCGGTATCGACGGCGTGCTGGATTATCAGAACCTGACCGTCAATGGCGGTGCCGGAAATATCGTTGTGGCGGAAAATCAGGTGCCGATGGCGGGGGCGGTGAGCCTCACATGAGTACACTTTTAGGCCTGCTGCCGGGGCTATATGCGGCGTCGCCCGAGACGGCGGATTTGCAGAATGCTTTTGCGCTGGCCATCACCGAGGCGCAGGCCGTGCGCGACGACTACGCGCTGCAGCTCGACGTCAATACCGCAACATGGGGGCTCTCGCTGTGGGAGGACGCCTATGGCATTATGTCCGACGCTGGCAAATCCGACATGTACCGGCGCACGCGGATTATCTCCAAAATGCGCGGCGCGGGGACGACCACGGCGGCGCTGATTCAGAATGTCGCCGAGAGCTTTTCCGACGGCGCGGTGGAGGTCGTTGAAAAGCCGGAGGAATACAGGTTTGACGTCAAGTTTGTCGGCAGGCACGGCATACCGCCGAATATGGATGACCTTACAGCAGCCATTGATCGTATTAAGCCCGCGCATCTGGCGTATGCGTATATTTATACCTATATGGTCTGGCGCATGCTCGACACGCTGGTGCTGGATTTCACACAGTTGGATGCGCTGAGCCTAAACTGGGACAGCTTTGAAAGAACCGGGTGGATGGACTGATTTTGAATGGCGTCAGGAAATGAGAGCGCTTCTAATAGGGTACTGTCAATAGTTGAACCTGTTGACAAAGTATCAAATTGATTATCTCTATGGTAAAATATAGCCAAGGGGGTGATAGAAATGATGTGTAGGAAGAGCGGTCAAATGCAAATGATTGTAATGGATGTGTCCGAGCTTATTCCCGAAGGACATCTTTTAAAGAAAATAGATAAACTAATAAGCTTTGATTTCATATATGACAAACTTTGCCGTACTACCCAACAAACGGTCGCCTATCGGTTGACCCGGTATGTATGTTCAAAATGCTGCTTGTAGGCTATCTTTATGGGATCAAGTCGGAACGCCGTTTGATCCAAGACGTGCAGCTCAATTTGGCTATAGATGCTTCTGCGGTTTATGTGAAAGATACCAGATCACTCAACCTTAGCAAAACGCGTCAGCGCAAATGGAATCAAAGTAATCTTTTCTACGAGGTCTTTGTAAAAATTATACGCCTTTACATAGATAACAAGCTTGTGAACGGCGAGGACTCTGGGTACCATGTTATGATGCGTAAGCGAAAAATCTAG